TATGGCTTTTGTCATATGATCTTCAAACGAATCTGCAACATCCGAGAATGCAGTATCCATATCAGTAATAAGATCATCCAGACTGTCTTTTAGCGAATCAAATGAAGTCCCCGTGGCTGCCTTATTTTTTGCCTCTTCTGCTTCTAATGCTGCATCGGTTAGTTCATTATACGCATCTATTATGGATTGCCAGCTTTCTTCATTTGTGATCGTATATCCTTTGGCTAATAGCTCCCTTACGCCCATTCCGTCGGTCCACCACTTGATAAATTCCTCCATATTGCCTAAACCCATCAAATTCATAAGTTCATCTAGGTTTAGATCATTATTCTTCCCCTTCTTCCCAAATATTTCAGTACTTCCCATATATCCATAAATGGGATGATATACGCCCCTTAGGGATTCAAGTTGATCAATAATATACTTCTTTTGTTTTTCAATATCCTCTTGTGATATTGTATCTAAATATTCTGCTTCTGCCGCCGTTGCTTTTTCAATCAGCTCAATACGCCTCTCTAATTGTTTATTAATTATTTTATTTATATCCGAAATACTCTCGGATACTTCACGTAATCGTTCTGTATCCATCTCTGCCTTAGATTTACCTCCCAATAGATTAGCCACTATTGTCACAAGTTGAATAGCTGCTGCAATTACAGCAAGAATCACAGATGCAGCCTCGATTGTCTTTATCGCAGTAGATGCAGATGCAGCAGCAGAAAACATACCAGCAGATGCAGCTTTTGCTAATGCGACAATACTGCTGATCATTCCTACCGTTGCCGAAGATATGTCGCTTACTCCGGACATAACCTCACCAACTGTTCCACCTATCTTTTCTCCAATAGCTCCAAACTCCTCTCCAAGTTTTTTTATTTTAACCAAAGCTTCATCCGAGGATGACAGTGCAGCCATTTGCTCATCCTGTGCATCGGTGAGTTGTTTTGTGGCTGACTCTAGTTCCGCAGAGCTTGCGGTTCCGCTTTGTTGCAATGTGTTTAGCTTTTTTTGAGTAGTCCTTACCTTATCTGTTGCATCTTTATATTTTTTCATGGATGCAGACAATGAAGCAAACGGGTCTCTCTGGATTGATTCTTCCTTAAGTTTTTCGATAGCCGAAATAAGAGATTTATAATCGTCTACCGGCAAGTCTTTACCTACTGAATTTTTAAGTTTTTCTAAGTTCTCTAGTATCCTGTTTATTGTGTCGGTAGAAATCCTATCCAAATCTTCAAATGTTTTTGCCCAATCGTCTGATTCCTTGAATTGATCAAAATCTAACCTTTTTATTTTTTCTTGCCCTGTTTTTTCTTCGTTTTGCCTTTGGGTATCATATATGTTTTTTACACGGACCAGTTCTTTGTCATACCACTCCTGTCCGTTTACATCCTTTAATTTTAGCAATTCAGCTTCAGCTACTCTTTGTTGCTTGTTTATATCAGCAATTTTAACTGCCTGCTCTTTTATTATTTTTGAAATATCGAACGACACACCGGTTCCGGATAAATTGATATTTTTCGCGTCGAGATCATTAAGTTTATTTTCAAGCTCCAGGGTTGCAGCAGTGGTCTCGTTTATATAATCTTTTAATTTTTTGAAAGATTCCTGCGCTTTTCCTTGTCTTTCTGGATTTGCGCCAAGACTATCTATTACACCCTGTATTGTATCCAGATCCATTGTCGCTGGAATATCTATCTCCAAGCTGGAAAATGTAGCTTTCAACTGATCTTCGAGCATTGTTTTCAGGTTCTTGCCAGCGAGATCATTACCGACTAATTTTTCAGCCAAATCCTGATCGCCGGTAAGTCCGAGTATTTTATCATAGAAATCTCTGGCTTCGGTCACGCGGGATATTTCACGCCCAATCTTATCAATCTGTTTCTTGAATGATTCAATTGTAGCATCTGTATTTAACTCATTTCTTCTGATAATTGCATTAGACATCTCGTCAGATGCACTTTTACCTAACGATCCGAATTCTTTAATCACCCTATCGTAAGTAGCAGTCATTTCCTGATCAGAGAAAGCCAAAGTATATTCAGCGCCACCAGGCAGTCTTTGAATTTCCTTCCTTGCTGATTCTGGAGTTTTTATCTTTATGAGTTCTTGGTATTTTTTATACGCGGCCTCAATATATTTTATTTCTTCTGATAATGCCTGAATTCTGGGATTTGTTTTTGATTTATCCAGCGTGGTATTTAATCCTTCCGCAATTTTTTTAGCCGACTCAATCCTAGTAGTTATTAAATCCATTTCAGACTTAGGCACTAAGCTTTCCTTTCCCTTAAATTCCTGTTGTTTTTTTATCAGGTCATCATATTCATCTCTTAATCTTTTTACGTAATCGAAATAAGTCTCGCCCTCCATTACTCTAAATATAGCGCTCGGACCTTCTCCTGTGAATTTACTAACAACCGTTTCCCAATCTTCGCCTATTTTTAGAAGTTGTTTGAGATCATTCGTTGTTTTTTCGGCTAAGCTTTTTTGTCCAAATTCATTATATATGGCAATCATAGCTTCCATTTCCTGCTGTTTGCTTTTTAATAGCATCTCTCCCCTTTCGCTGGGATCACCTTTTAATTCGGCATTAAGAGCTTTATATTTGTCTTTTATGTCTTCTATCTTTTTTGCATATGATTCCGCGTTGTCGGTTGGGAACATCGTGTTTGTTTTTTTTGCAAGATCTGCTTCTTCTTCTTCGATCTCCTTCATATTATCGATGATCCCAGTGGCCCACTTGGACACGTTTCTAAGCGACCCTCCACCGCCGGTCGGATCTTGGGCTAAGAATGAGGTGTCAAATAATTTATTTATATCTAAAAATTTATTTAACTGTTTTGTTTTTTTAGCATAATCAGTCATTGACGATACCAATAATTTAGATATCTGCTCCCCTGTCTTATATAATTCTGGATTTTTAGATACAGTATTTCTTATGCTTTCAATAAATACCCGCGCTTCGTCATCGGACATCTTTATAGGCGCAGATCCAGATGTTAGTGCTGATATTGCTCTATCATATTGCTTCGATGATTTTCCGGTATATGCTTCCTGAATAGTTGTTATCCCAGCAGCATAAGCGTCGGCTTTGGCTTTCTCCATAATCGCAGCAGTAACGCCATTTATTCGAGCCTCGATTATTTCATATCCTTGCGCTTCTGACAATTGAGTTTCAAGAAAATTACCGGACCTTGAATTCAACTCTTTTACAATATCTGCATATTCTTGCGTTCCCTGTGTTGCATTATCAAGTTTTACCAGTAATGTTTTTAACGCAGAAGTGGATATTTCCGCAGAAGATTTCATTCTTGATAAATTTTCGTTGAGTTCTTTTTGCTTTGCGGTCGCCTTGCTTTGATAAGAAATAACGCTCGCTAAAACTCCGGCTAACGTAAATAATCCTGCTATTATTGCAGTAATTGGATTGGCAAGCATAGCTGCTTTTAGGGCATAAAAACTGCGAACCAATGTGCTATTCGCTGCCGCAGCGGTCGCAGCAGCCCTAGAAGCAGCCATAGTTGTCCCGGCAAGCCATGTATTGTTAGTCGCCTGTAATTGCGCTGATCTGGCAGCAAGAGCCTGTGATCTGGCTAACAATAATGTAGTTTTTTCAAGGTATGCAGTTCTCATTCCGGCAACTATCATAACTGCATTGTACCCAATAATAATAGATGCAACCGCAGATATTCCAGCCGCAGCAATCCGCCAATTATTAACTACATCTCTTGCCAGTGATGCTATTCCCGATAGTGCGCCTCTGTTTGATCTGCCGATCTCATCAAACATGATCTGGATAGCATCCGTCAGGTTATTGTACTGCCCTTTCAGTGTTTTTGCCTGAATTTCCTGCATGTTAAAAAACGTTCCTCCTTCTGATGTCATATCCTGGAATATTTCCTTGATCATCTCAAAGGGAACGGCTCTTTCGGATATGAGCTTGAATACCTCTCCTGTAGAAGTAGCTTCGCCATTTAATTTTGTAAATTTTTCTGCAAGAAGCTCGACGAGCGGAATTCCTGCTTCTGTGAACTGCCGG